TTTAGAATTAAATGAATATTATAGAAATGTTGAAATAGAATCTGAAAATTATTATAAATTATTTAAAGTAGAAATACCAGATATATTTGACAATACGACTGAAGGATGGAAGGATAATGATTTTATTAAACATACTTTTCCTAATCCTAAATTTGAGGATACAAATTTATTTAATTTAACATTTAGAATTACTGATAAAGAAGGTAATAATATTTTATATTATACTTTAGAAGAGGTTCAGAAGAAATTACAGGGACTTAAATATTGGTTGCAGAAAAATATAATACCAATTACCCATAAAATTCTTGATATAACTGGTAGAGCTGATTTTGTCGGTGGGACTACAATAGTCCATCAATCATTTGATGCTCAAATATTTAATGTTAGACAAGATTTTACACCTATTATTTTCGATTTAAATGAGGCTTATTTGCTTCCAGTTAATAGTGGATCTAGTGTTTATAATTGTGTTTTAGATTTCTATATAAGTGGATCACCAACATCGAGTTTATTACCAGATTATTATACAATTGATATAAGAACGTATGAAATTTATAGAGAATGGTATGCATTTAGAAATTATCAAGTGGGTGAGAGAGTTGTTTATTACGATAAATTATATGAATCGGTTATTATTAATAATAAAACTAATAATCCAAGAAAATTTGAAAATGCTAAAACATGGATTTATGGATCAATTTATAGAATTGGTGATATTATTAAATATAATAAGTTAATATATGTTTGGACTGAACAAGGTGGTGCGACTGCATCAATTGTATCTCCAATTTTAGATGAGGGAGTTGGTTATAATTGGTTGGATGTAACAGAATGGAAAGAAATTGATTTAACTCCTGTTGATAAGATATCTGAATATAGACATATAGATAATTTGAATCCATTTAACTTCACTATAGACTCTAATATAACACCATATTTGGTTATTGAGGTTACTTCTGACAATGGATATGGTATGATTTATAGAGATAGAAAGAACTTTGAAATAAAAGGCATATTGGATATTCAAGAAATTGAATCATTTAGTAATTTAACAACAAAACAATATCGAGATGCTACTCTTCCTATTGTTTATGCTGATGTTTCTAAAGTTATTGAATTAACAATGATATCATATCCATTTACAAGTGGTTTCTTTGACCTATATGGTAATTATACAGATAGACCTTATTTAGACAATTCTAATAATATAATTTATCCACATATTCAACATGGATATCCATATGTTATTGGAAACAGTTCTAGTTCAACTGCTAATAGCTTTAGAATTGAATTAGGTGATGACTTCTCTTATATTCAAAATCCTTATGTTATATCTAGTATAGGATCTGCATATGTTATTGGAAATGAATTAAATTGGTCGGGTAATTTGCCAGCAAATGGAACAGTTTCTGTTGAAATTCGTGGAGATGTTGCGATCGGTGGTAAATCATATTGGAGAGATAGTGTTAATACTGCAAATAACCAAGGTTTAGTTAGTAACAATTATAATATTTCAGCTAAATTATCTTCTGGATTAAATTATGGATTAACGTTCTCAACTTCTGGAACTTTGAATACACAGTATTATACTATCTATAGTAGAACAAGTAATAATTTCTTACAATTTGCATCTTATACTCAATCATTTTCAAATTGGGGTATTTATGGATCTACCCCGCAGGAATTCAAATGGTCAACATTTTCACAACATGGTTTCAATATAATTGAAAGTTCTGATGACTATACTTTTGATAATAATTTCCAAACAGTTGTTGATGGATTTAATTCAGCAATTGGGTCTTTTGGGTATGTATATTATCAAAATAGAACTACTTTAACAAATTGGGGACCACATATTATGGTTGCTACATATTATAATGATTTAACAACTTCATCGGATCAATCTTATGTTCTTAGATATAGAGTTAGTGATGGTTTATTAGTTGAAACAGATACATTCTCAATAGATTCATCTGGGTTAACACTTGGAACTAATTCAACCTCTGGTGGTATAACTATAACACAGTCTTACTATCCATAATACTATGATATAATAGCATAAACTTCATAATCTGCTAGTTGAAAATCTATTTGTAATACATCTTGATAATTCTCAGGATCTTGGAAAAAAGATGCTTGTAATTGAAAGTTAGTTGTTGATAATTCGGGTATATACTTTCTAATTTGTTGAAGTATAATTTTTTTAACTCCTTCTGATGATACTTTTGTTTGAAATAATAACTTAGGCAAATCGCATCCAAAATCTGGATCACCTAAAAGTTCTCCTTTATTTGTGAATAAAAGCATTTCGTATTTTTGAATAATTACTCTTATTACATCATCCTCAACAATTTTATTGATAATAAATCTAGGATGTCCTTTATAACCAATATAATGATCTTTGAAATCAAACTCTGCCATATTGGTATATATTTAAAAATTACTTTTCAATTAGAATATCTCTAAACTTACCAATTATTGTCATTCCTAAAATAATTGGATCTGTATTTGTTTCGAGTTTGGATGAATATGCTGATAATATATAATTTAATTCAAATAATTTATCAATATTTTCTCTTTTCTCTTGAATTGACCAGTCTACAAAATTTTTACCTAATAATCTAATGATAATATCTATTTTATCAGGTCCAAAATTCGACATTAGAAAATGATATATTTTTTCATAGTCTTGGCTCTTATCATATAATATATTATATAAATCTAATTTTAATTTATTAGATACATTAGATTGTATTGAATATAATTCACCAGTATCTTTAAAATTTTGTAATTCAACAAACATTCCTCTAAAGTCTGGAAATTTTTTATTGATAATATTTACTAAATCATCTTTTGAAATATTTATTTCCTCTTTTGGTGATACAACATTTGTAATTTTTTTATAAAATTCTTGTTTTAGTAATTTTTCTTCTTGTGAATTTTGACAATCAAAATCTATAGAAGTAAATCTTGACTTTATACCATCTGAAATTTTATTAATATGGTTTGTTGTTAGTATAAATCGAACATTTTTATGATATGTTTCAATAAATGCTTTTAATGCATCTTGATATTGTGAAGAAACTCTTTCAAATTCATCTAAAAAAATATATTTTATAGGATCTTCTGTTTCTAGTATAGGTTGAGTTTTGCAAAATTTTTCAACTTCACTTCTTAGCACATCTATTGATGTATATAATGAACTATTTATTTCTAAAAAAGCTTTATCCTTTGAGTATCTACCAATTAATATTCTCGCTAGTGATGTTTTGCCTGTCCCATAATGTCCATAGAAAATATAGTTTTTATTTATACCATTTTCAAAATATGATTTTATTCTTGGTAATAATATTATATCATCTATATTTTTTGGTCTATATTTTTCCCAGAGTAGTGAATTTTTAATTGACATTGAAAACAAATTATTTTTATATATACTCTCATGATAGGACAAAAGTTTAATTTTGATGAAGTTTTCTTTAGAGATTTAACAATATGTGTATTGGACACATTAGAGGGTAGATTAAATTGGATAAACCATTTTACAAGTGGTGATTTAAATGTACAAGTTCCTATTTATTATTCATTAACTGGTGATGAAAGATTTTTATTAGATTCATTTCAAGATGATATAGTTTCTGAAAATAGACATGTTGAATTAAATACAGATCAGATACCTAGAGGACATTTAACCTTTAATAATTTTACTATAAGGAGTGATGAGTTTAGAAATCCTAATGTTTGGCTTAGATCTGTTGTTGAAGACAACATTGAAGTTAAAAAACTTCTTAGACAGGTTCGGGCAATTCCGATAACTGTCACATATGATTTAGTAATTTTATTAAAAAGTGAAATTGATGTTTTTAAATGTGCTCAAGAAATAATGAATACACTTTGGTTATATAGATTTATGTATTTTGAACATAATTATATGAATATTGATGCTGTTCTTACTATGCCTGATACTGATACTATCGAGATAATAAGAGAAAAAAATTTAAAAAGTGATAATACTGTTAAATTAACATTGTCACTTGAAGTTCAAACGTATTATCCAGCATTTACTAGTAATAAAGATTGTAAAATTGAAACAATTGGAACATCAGTTTGTTCAGTCGGTCAAATTAATACAAATGTTGTTAAAGTTGGTCCTGTTTTTTCAAAAAGTTGTATAGGGTCAAATAAAAAAACATCATCAATATCTGAAATTGGAGTTGGGAACCAATTAATTGGTAATGGTATTCCGAATGGGGTTTATGTTACTTCAATAAATGTCGTGGATTCAGAAGTAACAATTAGTAAAAATATTGAGTGTAACATTATTAATAATACCATTTCTTTTTTACAAAATCCAGGTGATGTTGTTTATCCATATAGAACTAGATGGTTTAATAACTTACAACCAATTTCTATGAGAAATGCTTCAAGTAGTAATCCTAATTCTGGATCTTCAAATTTAGATGATAATTCAGTTTTATAAAAATTGAAAATGAAAAAAATAGACTTTTTAATTGTAATATATAGTTTATATAAAAAAATAAATACAAAAAGTATGAAGAATCTTAAACTTGAGTTGTTTAACTTCAAAAAGTCATTGTCTTTTGAACAATCGGACGTTGAATATGTAATTGAGGGACATTTAAATTCCACAAATGAATTATCAGAAAAACAAGTCATTCTTTCTTTGAATGAGAGACTTAAACCTTTTACCTATGATAAACAAGTTAAGTCTTTTTTGGAAAGTCTTAACGATGATATGAGAAATTATGAATTATTATATGAGTTAAAAAGTTTATATAATATTTTAAATTCTAAAAATCAAGGTGAACTTTATCGTCAACCAATTAATGTTTTATTACAAACTATTAATTTAGAAACTGATCAAGATAGAATGTCTAAAATTCTTAATGAATTGGCTATATATGATTGGGTTCCAGAAATTAGATTATTTGTTCATAATTTATCTAAGTCACCTGAACAAAAAACCAATTTATTAAGTGGTGGAAAAGGTGAATCAGTTTATACTATTGTTGAGCAAGTTGAAGATGGTCATTTGGCTTTTGTTAATGATTCTTGGTTCATTTTATCAGAAAATTCAATTGAAAAGACTTTATTGGAAAATAATATTAAAGATGAAGAAAGATTACGTTCTTTAAGAACTTTACAAACTGCTATGCAATTTTGCACTATTAATGAAAGTAGAATTGATTTTAGAATTTCAGAATATTTGACTGTTGGTTTATCAGTTTCGTCAAAAGGTGGTATTTTTATTAATGAAGATGAATTAAATGATGAAACAACTTTAGAAAGTTTGTTTTCTTCACCAGTTGTTCCTATTGTTAATAAGAATTTTTATCCTTTACTGGTTGAGGTTTCTAAAAATATTGATTCTTTTGTAGAACTTGATGTTGTTAAAAGAGTTAGTAACTTAATTAATCCTACATTAGAAGTTTTTGCATTTAATTATAAGAATAATACTTTTATTTATCGTTGTGATGAAAGATATGGTAATTCATTTTTTAAATATGAATCGGCTTTAGAATTAGTTAATGAGGTAAGAAATGAATTAAATTATGATTTAACATATTTTTTTGAAAATAAACTTTCAAAAGAATTAGTTACTAAGAGAAAATTAGAAGATAAAGAAAGAGAAATCACTCTAAAATTAGAAGATGTTCAATTTAATATTAATAAAGTTGAAAGCTCAGTAAAAATGATTGGTAATACAGAAGTTTTAAAAGAAGCATTAAGTAATTTAAAGAAAAGAGAAACTAATCTTAGTTTTGAATTACAAGCAATTAAAGAATTACAATATAAAGAAAGAATTAGAGGTTAATATTTTTCATAATAAAAATAAAAATAAAAATGAAAAAAGACGAATTAATTCGTCTTTTTTCATTTTATACATATAATAAATATAGCATTAAAGGGCTTAGTGTCCTAAAAAATAAATGCTAGAATGTATCTTAATAATAAAGATTTGTATGTTGAAATGATTGTATCAAAAGCTCAAGGTCGATTGACTATAAAAGCTGAAAAAATGTTAGAACTATTGGCTAAAGAAACCATTAAAAAAATGAGATATTGGTCAAATGATGATAAGAATGATTGTTACCAATCTGGTATTTTAGATATGTTCCAGAATTGGTATAATTTTAATGAAGAAAAATCAGTAAATGCTTTTGCTTATTTCACAGAAGTCTTTAAAAGAGGAATTGCCAAAGGATTTAATGAACTATATAAAAAAAAGGGAGATAATGATAATTTGATAAAAGTTATTTCCATTGAAGGATCAAATGATGGTCAAGGATTACACAGTTTATAATTATTTAAAATAAAGTATGGAAAATAAAATAGCTTTAATAACCGGAATTACTGGACAAGATGGTGCTTATTTAGCAGAATTTTTATTAAATAAAAATTATGTTGTACATGGTATTAAAAGAAGAAGTTCGTCATTCAATACAGCAAGAATTGATAGTTTATATGAATCAACCAGAGATACCCAAAATTTTCACCTACATTATGGTGATCTAACAGATTCTACTAATTTAATTAGAATAATACAAGAGGTTAAACCGGATGAGATTTATAATCTTGCGGCTCAATCTCATGTTAAAGTTTCATTTGAAACTCCTGAGTATACAGCAAATTCTGATGGAATCGGGACACTTAGAATATTAGAAGCAATACGTATATTAGGATTAGAAAAAAAGACTAAATTCTATCAAGCATCTACTTCCGAAATGTTTGGGAAGGTTCAAGAAGTTCCTCAAAAAGAAACGACTCCTTTTTATCCAAGGAGCCCTTATGGTGTTGCTAAATTATATTCACATTGGATTACTGTTAATTATCGAGAAGCTTATGGTATTTTCGCATGTAGTGGTATTTTATTTAATCATGAATCTCCTTTAAGAGGAGAAACATTTGTTACAAGAAAAATAACCCAAGCAGTTTGTAAAATTAAATTAGGACAACAAGATAAACTTTTCTTAGGAAATCTTTCATCGGAAAGAGATTGGGGACATTCAAAAGATTATGTTGAAGGTATGTGGCTTATGATGCAACATGACAAACCAGAAGATTTCGTTCTATCTACTGGTAAGAAAATATCTGTTAGAGATTTTACTACAATGGCTTTTAAGGTATTAGATATAGATATAATTTGGAAAGGATCAGGTATTGATGAGAAAGGTATAGATTCTAAAACTGGTAATATTTTGGTTGAAGTTGATGAGAAGTATTTTAGACCAACAGAAGTCGATTTATTAATAGGAGATTCTACTAAAGCTAAAACATTATTAGGATGGGTCCCTAAGTGTAGTGTAGATGAGTTGTGTAGAGAGATGGTTTATTCAGATTTTGAAGAAATTTCAACAAAAAACTTGGCGAGTAGTAAAAGATTCTAATCCATTAAACTTTTTGATGGAATATTATAATATAAATAAAAATAATATGAATAAATGTATTTTCCAGTTTTGGGAAGAATCTGAGAGAGGATGGGGAATCCGTCCAGATGGATGTTCAATTCATTTAAATAAAGAAGAGTTAAATGCTTATATACAAAATATCTATAAAAATAGATTAGATGAAGTTCCTGATGAATACGATAGAATAGTTGGTTTACCAGTAGAATGTTTTATATCGGATCAATTGTATGATAAGCTAAATCAATCTGGATATTTAAGATTATTTGAGTTTGAGAAAAATAATTTAATCTTAATGGAGGAGATTTTTTTTAAACCAAATGAAGTTTTTTAGTCTACTATTTATTTTATCTACAATATACTATCTATTTAATCGTAAACATTTACTATTAAAAATTGATAATAGAACTTATAGATCAAAATCTAAAGTATTTTTTGATATAATTTACTACTTTACTGATATTTTATACCTAATTTGGATAGTAATAATGATGTTTTATAATATTAAAATGTCTTTATTATTAATATTATTAATTATTTTTAGATGGATTTTTTTAAATCCTTTTAAAAATAAACAAGACATGACTTATATTGTTTTAAAATTAATGATTTTATTTTCTATTATTATAGGTTAAATCTTTTTAGATGATCTTCTGTTATAACAATAAACTCCCATCCTTTTTTATCACAAAATTTAATCATGGTGTTCCATTTATCTCTATTTTTCTGAGCCATTTTTAAATCATACTCAAAGTTTTTTAATTTTTTTACAGTTGCTGATGATTTTGGAATTTCTAATTTTTTTTCTTGTAGTGCGATTACCATTTCGAATTCTTTTTTAGGTTTTACCTCAGCAACCACTTTTTTGACCATTCCGTCATTTAATTTCATTTCGTAGTAGAAGTCTGGATAATAACTATGGCTTTTAACTTTTATATCACCATTATCAAAATGAGTCATTTGATACGGTATTGTTATACATTCAGCACCCCATTTAGAAACTTTTTCACTATTATCTAACCAAGTCATTATTTTTAATTCCCAGGAGCTTCTATAATAAACTCCTCCTTGTGAGTTTAATTTTAGAACTTTATCTTTATTTTTGGGGATGAAATTACCTTGATGATAATTTTTATTTTTAGGCACACTGTTTAACATATTAATATATATCTTATATGGGTGCTTTGCAAGAAAGAATAGAATTAAATAAAAAAGTTTTTGGAACAGATATAGTAGATTTCTATAAGAATAATACTTTATTTATGTATGATAAATATTCAAAAACTGATGAAATGTGTGATGCTATTTCAATTTCTGAAATATCTGTTGGTAATTTTTACTTTTTTCACTATCACGATCCATCTAATTGGATGAAATATTCTCCAATTTTTTGTGTAGATTATAGAAAAGTTAAGGATATGATAATTATTTTAGGATTAAATTTTAATTTTATACCTCTAGAAATTAGAGGGACTATTTTTGATAAGTTTATATCTGAACAAGATTTTGAAAATAATTCATCATTAGAAGTTGATTTCACTGGAGTTTATACTGAGTTATTAAAATATGGATTCGAATATGCTATAGTTGAATATAATGCTATACAAATTAGCTTAGTGCATAAAATAAATTTAGAACTACTACCTAGATTTTTATATTCATCTCATCCGAAAAATAAATATGATCCGAAAAAATTAATGGAGATTTGGACTACTAAGTTGAAAACAAGAGAAAAACGTCATCAAGAAATGACATTATCTATTCTTAGTGAATTTTATGATGTTACCTCAGAAATATCTAATAAATATGATGCCTTAATTGGACACATACAGAGATTGCAAGATAGTTTTAATAAATTTAAAAATAAATAATAATATATAAATAAAATTTATTCTGTAAGTATGAAGCATTTAAAAAAATTTGAGGATCTTGAATATAAAGATTTATTGGCACAACAATCTAAACTAAGAGATGAGATGGAAAAATCTCGATTAGAAGAAGAGAAAAGAAGAAGAAGTGAACTCTCTGGTAATCACTTATCTAAATTATCATCGGATATTGAAAAAAATAAACAATTAAATAAAAATCAGGAAGAACGTCAAGAATTAACACATTTAGTTGTTCAGTCCTTGATATACTCTGAGCAAAATAAAGATGGATTTGATAATTTTAAAAATGATTTAAAACAATTATTAAATAATTATTCTTTAGATAAACTTCCTAGAAGTGGGTCTTCAATTTATAGGTAATTTTGAGGGAAATGGTCTATTTAATATATACCTAAAAATTTTTAAAATTTAATGGCATCAACCTATAATCCTTTAAATCAAACTAGTAATGTTCAATCAATGAATAGTGCTGTTGAAAATAGAGGTCTTTTTAGCAGAATACTTAGAAATTTATCTTCATGGGGTATGAATTATGATGATATGATCATGAGAAACCAAGTCGGAGTTGGTATTAATGAAGATCCATATTCACAACAGGGCAATTCTATGTATGATTTCTTTTCAAGAAGAGCAGTAGCATCTGTTTTAAATAGAAAATCAATACCTTATTTAGATAGATCCTATGCAGATAAGAGAAGAATATTGAGAGAATATTCTATAAAAGATGAAATTAGAGATTTTGTTTCTAGCGTTTGTGATGAAGCGGTTATTTATTCTGATAAAGATTTTTGTAAACCTAAAAATATATCTACTGATTATTCACAAGATATTAGAGATAAATACCAAGAATATTTTGAAACAATTTATAATAGATATGGATTTTCAGATTCAGTTTCAGCTTGGAATTTAATGAAAGATTTCCTTATCGATGGGTATGTTGCTATGGAAATTGTCTGGGATGATAAAAAGAAAAATATTATACATTTTAATAGATTAAGACCCGAGACACTTCTTCCAGCTTTTGAACCTTCTATTGGACATCTTTGGATTCAATATCCAGAAGATCCTCAACTTAGAAGAATATTTCTAGATTCACAATTAATATTCATTTCATATTCAACTCAAAATGATTATTCCGAGACTTCTTATGTTGAAGGATTGATTAAGCCTTATAATCAAATGAAGATTATAGAACAGACGAAAATTATGTTCAATATTATAAATGCAACAGTTTATCAGAAATTTACAATTCCGGTAAAGGGTCTTTCAAGACAAAAGGCAGAAGAACAAATAGGACAATTAATAAATGATTATTCGGAAGAAGTTGAGTGGGATGATTCATTAGGTACTTTACAAATAAATGGTACTAAACACTTACCATATAATAAACAAATCTGGTTTCCAGAAGGTGATGCTGGTACTCCTAATATGGAGTTGATATCACCACAAGGACATAATTTAAATGAAGATGATATTTTAAAATGGTTTTATAATATTTTAAAAAGAGCTTCTAAAATTCCTGTTCAAAGATTTGAAGGTGATAATGGCGGTGGTAATGTTTTTACAGATGCTGCTGAGATGACTAGAGATGAAGCTAAATTTTCTAATTTTATTAATAGATTGAGAGCTAATTTTAAAGAACTAATAGTTAAACCACTTAAATTACAAATGTTGGTTGAGTTTCCAGAACTTAAAGATGATGAGATTGCATTAAATCAAATTGATATTGATTTTATATCAAATCAATTATTTGAGGAGTGGAAAAAACTTGGAAATATGTCTAAAAAAATTGAAATTCTTGGATCATATACTGGAATACAAAAAGCTGATGGTACTCCATATTTTCATATTGAATATTTGATAGATAATGTTTTAAAACTAACAGCAGAGGAGAAAGAAGAAAATAAAAGATATTGGATTAATGATTCTGCTGGTGGTGGATCTTCTGAGGCTACTCCGGGAGATGGTATCTCAGATGCTGGTGCGGGTGGTGCTGGAGGAGATTTTGGAGGTGGTGCTGAAATGGGTGCTCAATCTACTACTGAATCCCCAACTCCTGAAACTCCAGCTCCTGATGCAGGTGGATCAGATTCTTCGCCAGACACTGGTGGTGAAAGTTCAGAATTTGAATTCTAAGCGGATAGTTTAGACTTACTACAAGCTTGAAATCCATTTATTTCATAATAATTATAAGAATGTAATATTACTACTCTAAAATCTATTGTATGACCAATTTCTAATAAATTTAATAGTATTTTACCATTTGGTGTTTCTAATATATTTATATCTAAATTGATCTTAATTACATTAAGATCTTTATCAACTACAAATGACATTGAGTTAATAGAAAATGTTGAATCTTTTAATCTGAATGAATATTCATCTGAGGATACCGTATCTAATCCACATATTAATGGTGGATTCATATTAGTAATATCGAATTGTGATTTATTACCTAATAGAGAATTTATTTTTATTTCTCTATAAAAAGATTTATAATCTCTATATTTTTCTAAAATGTTTTTAAAACATTCAAGATTGTGAAAATTTTCTAATTTAACATCAACTATCATATACTTTTTTCTTTTCAGAAATAGTTTGTTTCATTTTTTTAAAAATTTTCTTATTTTGAATTGGATATTCACATCCATAATTCTTTTGTAATGTTTCTTTTCTTTTAGATTCTGAGCATTTTCTACAATAATATATGCCCCAGTTATTGCCATATTTTATATAGTTTTTATAGATTACATCTTTTTTAATACCACATCCATCACATTCACATTGTATTTTATGATGAGATCCTTTTGATAATAGTTCAGTTGGGATTATTAATTCATCACCAATAGAAATGTCATATCCTAAATTTTCAAAATATGAAAAATTGGATTCAATTATTTTAATTTTAATTTCTCTAGTAAGAATCATAAAAAACCGTTAATTTTTATTTATATATCTAAATTTTCATGTCTCTGTGACGTTTTAATATCATTGAGTTTTATTTATTCTGTAAAAAATCCACCTTTAATTTTTTTAGGTTTTTTTAAGTTGATATATAACTAAAATAAAAGGTAAATTTCATGAAATCAGTTCTTATTGTTGAAAATTCAACTAATTCTTTGAGTGTATCAGAGAGTTCAATTAATAGGGATCAGCATATCTTAGGTGGTGTATTCACAGAGTTTGATGTTAAAAATCGTAACGAAAGAGTATATACAGCCGACAGATTTCTTCCTTGTTTACAAGAAATGAATGAGCGAATACAAAACATGGGCGTAGTCTATGGTGAGTTCGACCATCCGGATGTTTTCGATACTTCGTTATCGAGAGCGTCACATATAATCACAAAAGCAAGTTACATTAAAGAAAGTAATAGAGTCGAAGGTGAAATTAAATTACTTAGTACACATTGGGGTAAAGAGGCAAAGTCATTGGTAAATGATGGTTGTCCAATTTTCGTTTCGTCACGTGCTGCTGGTATTACAGAATCTGACGGTACAGTAACATTGAAGAAATTATTTACATATGATATTGTAGCAGATCCGGGTTTTGCATCTGCAAGGATGAGTGTAAAAGTTCTTAATGAGTCATTAGGCTATAAAGACCCAAAATCTAACTTTAGGATATATGAAATGTCCGATGAGTCAAAAATAAATGATTTATTCAATATGAACAATAATAATCTGGTGACAAAAACACAATTAACAGAATATTCTAAATATCTTGTTAATGAGTTGGCTTCTACAAAAAAAGAAGTTCGTAATGCAATTACCAAAGGTAATCTTAATCCAAAAAAATTGGAGCAATTGTTAGAATATTACGAAAATTTAAATGAGACAAATTCTCAAATAGTTAAATATTTAGATTATTTAGCTGAAAAAGTTCAAGTAATGGTAAATGAAAACACTTCACTTAAAACTACTGCTGAAAAACTTATTAAACATAATGACTATTTAGCTGAAAATCTTGAAAAGGCAATTAACTATACTGAATATGTTGCTGAAAATCTTGATAAAAACATTGAGTATTCAGAATATTTAGCTGAAAATCTTGATAAAAACATTTCTTATTCAGAATATATCGCTGAAAATCTTGATAAAAACATTTCTTATTCAGAATATTTAGCTGAAAATCTTGACAAGAATATTGCATATTCAGAATATATTGCTGAAAATCTTGACAAGAATATTGCATATTCAGAATATATCGCTGAAAATCTTGACAAAAATATTTCATATTCAGAATATTTGGCAGAACACCTTGATAATTCAATTGCATATTCAGAATATTTAGCTGAACATGTTGAGGGAAATATCGCATATTCAGAATATATCGCTGAAAATCTTGACGATAACATCGCATATTCAGAATATGTTGCTGAAAACTTAGATAAATCAATTTCTTATCAAGGATTGATTGTTGAAAAGTTAAATGGTGGTAGATTATTTGAATCTACTGGCGAAGAAGGTGAAATGCTTCCAACATTAAAATCTGCTGGATTCGATTCTTATGAAGAAGAGGAAGAATCAGAAGAAGAAGAGGAAGAAAACTGGAATGATTCATCTGAAGCACCTGCTGCTGATGAAACTCCAAAATTAGAATCATATGATGAAGAAGAATCTTCTGAAGATGAGTCTAGTGAAGAGTCTGACGACGACACTTATAGTGATGAGTCTAATGACGATGAATATTCTCCTGAATATGAGGGAAAATCAGACACAGAATTATCTAAATCTATTGATAAATTGATCGAAGAAGCTAAAAAACGTAAAGCTGTTGAAACATCCGATCTACACTTTTTAAAATTCTTAAACAAATCTCAGGTTGATAGTTTCTATTCATTAACAAATGAAGAACAAGAAACTGTTACACTTTACATAAGCGAAAAAAGTTTCTTATCACAACAAGACGTGTTAAGATTAGTATCTGAGGCTTTGAGTTCAAAGAATGAATCTCTTGAAGAAAGAGTAATCAGATTGATGCCTGAAAACATCAAGCCAATCTGGAACCAATTAAATGAGAATGCTAGAAAATCTATCTTATCACAAGCTAGACTTTATCCATCAGAAGTTCTTACAACAGAATCACAAGTTGATCACTTCTGGATGACTAGAAATCTCAAGAAAAATGAATCAGTTACTAAGAAATTAGTATCACATGAAAGCTTAAT